AACCAGCGACTGCTGTGACGCCTGACAGGCACGTCATACAATTCTGCGATATAGAAAAGACCGCGCCCGTCTTGGATCAGGCGGCTGATTTCACGATCTGCATCTTGTAGGGCTTCAGTGCGGGTCATAATCATCAACCTCGACATAGCCACGGCCCTCGCACACCGGACATTCGCCGTGCCGCGTATCGATGAACCCGCTGCCAGATCGATAGTCCGGCACGGCATATTCAACCTCGCACTCGCCCTGCCCCTCGCAATGCGTACATTCCGGCAGTTCTTCCCAAAGACCAGGCACCCTGCAAATGCGGACCATCCGCGCCGGTATCTCACTAAAGCCCCTAGCCACCCTCTGCCTCACACATCTGTCTGATAATGTCGGCTTGGCTGGTGCCGCGCAGATGCAGCAGCGGCTTTAGATACGCCTCTACATGCGCCAGCCGCTTGGCGGTGACGCAGTACACACCGCAGCATTTCAGGCGCTCTTGTATGTCCTTCTGATTGGCTGACAAGCTGCCGCCCTTGGGGCGCTTCAACTCAATCATGATCGGCCCCTGATCAGCCGGTTCACGCCAGCCATGTTCAGGCACAAAAATTTCTAAATCAGGCCAGCCAGCCGCCATGCCCAGCTTTTTCAGGCGCAGCTTGTAGCTAACATGACGCTTGCCCTCATTGGGGCTATGATGAAACACACTGCCTAGCGGCAGGGCCACTTGCAGCCAGTGGACTACATACTCTTGCAGCCCGTCCTCAGTCATCTTGATAAAAGTCGTTGGGCGTTACTTCGCCAGCACTTAGCTGCACGATTTTACGCATGTTGCTGGCTTTCGGTATCAAGCGCTGTTCATGGCCCACAGGCAGGCACCAGCGGCGCACAACAGTCGCGTGTGCAGCCCCTACAAGCCTAGCCAACTCGCTGTAGGACCAGCCCTTACTTTCGCGATATTCGTTCAATTGCATAACGTCATCCGTACAAAATATTTGTACTGACGTTATATGACTTGACCTATTAAGACAATAGGCTTACCTGTATCAGATGTTTGACTGAAACCGACAAGGTGATAACATGAATATGTGTTCAGTGATGGAATGTGGGCCTGTGGCACCGAACAATTTGGACAAGATGATCAGGCGCAGCGGCCTGAAAAATAACATGGTTGCCGAACTCAAAGGCATCCAGCCTGCCACCTTGTCACGACATAAATCCGGCGACATTGGCATATCGCTTGGCGACGCTGAAGAATACGCAAAAATCCTGAACTGCACGCCTCAACAGATATTTTTTGCCAGCCCACCCATCCCGGTGCTGGCCTGCGTTTCCCCGTGGGATGACGAGTGTGGTGAAAAGGCAAAAACAATATGCCCGCACCTGATCGACTCAAACAATGGAAAAAATCCAACATTAGTGATGGGTCATTCAGGTGGTCATATGGAGCGCATGGCACCCTATCAAAACAAAGCAATATATATGCACGATTACTATCTGCACGACACTATGTGCGTGTACTGGGACATGGCAAATAATCTTGACCATCCATCAGCTTGGATGAACGGCAACCTTGATATAGTCAACATCGATCCGATGCAAAACGGGATGGTGGACAAGGAATGTCTTGGCCACTACAGCATCGTGAAAACAACAAACCGACATTTGCTTTACGGTGTCGTTTATCAAACTGGCAGAAACCGATATTCACTTGAAAGCAACAATTTCGGCATGCACACGGACCTTGAACTCGAATGGGGCTGTCCAATCGTCTCAATGATAATACGCCCAGAACTTCGGGAAATGCAGTGGGTTGACTATGACGTGACGAGCTATCAGGATCAATTGATGGGATCTAATAAGTAATTTTAGGTACAAAATAATAAAAGTATATTGACGGAATAAGTAAAGAATATTAAACCTTGGCAGGAAGCTATTTCTGTTGAGGTTTTTTTATGTCGCTACCACCGTCCACTAAATGGGCTGCTGACAAGCACTATTTCCATCACAGCAATCCGGCATCGCGTCCAATCTGCCGGACATTGTTTGAGAAGTGCGTCATTCGTCCCAAGGTGTCCCAAGCCTGGGCGGTCCTTAAAGGCGATAAGGTGGGCGACACAGACGCCGCCAAAGCTACTGTAAACCTATATAAAGATGACAATGCCAACATGCTGGCAGGGCGTGTGGTACAAGACTGCGCCAACCTAAATCTGATTGATGGCCACACTATTGAGGCTGTCATTCGGCAAGGTTTGAGCCGCTTGGATGAATACAAGCCGCGCACCTGGGATGATGGCAAAGACGAGCGCAAGCTGGCGGTCAACCGCGCAGAGTTTGCCGATGTGCTTACCAATGCCATTGAAGGCGTGAAAGAAGCACATGCCCATTACGGGCTGAACCGCATTGACGGTGAATCTGAAATCTTCACCAACTTGTCTGGCCTAGAACTACCCTACTCCGGCTTTCCTGATTTCTCGCGCCGCATTGAACTCAAGACAAAATGGTCTAGCGCTGCTGCAAACACCAAGTCTGGCAAGCGTGCTGCCAGCCTGCCCACACAGCCGGACTGGTCACATACAAGCCAGGTTGCAGGCTATTGGGCTGGCACCGGCCTGATGCAGACCATCGTGTATGCCAACGCCAAAGATTTTCGCGTCTTCAACGCTGACAACAGCGACAGGCTGACCAATGAGGGGCTGCAAGCTGCCCTAAACCACATCACAGCCAAGTGCGCGATCCGCGAAAACATCCTGAAATCTGCCGATACGGTGGAGCAAATGCTGTGCCTGATCGAGCCAGATTTTGGACATATGTGGGCGTGGGATTTGCGCCCAGAGGTTTTGACAGAGGCAAAAAAACTATGGGGGTTCAGATGAACAGAAACCTTTTGTGGCTTCACGTTGATGAAGCTGGTCGCCCGTTGCGCCGTTACTCATGGGTGCGCGAAACACTCCGCATTTTTGGCGTGATCGTCGCTTGTATGTTCACGATTTTCAGCCTGTGGTGCTTCATCGTGCTGCTTGACCTGGTGGTAGCATGAACCCGCAGCCCACGCTGTTTGAGGCCTTGCAGGCACCGCGTAACGAGCGTGAAGCACGGTTTCTATCGTTCCACCAGGCTAACCCTGTTGTGTACCAGCTTTGGGATCGTTTCACCCGTGAGGCGATTGCCAAGGGCCACAAGCGCGTTGGCTCACAGATGATCATGGAACGCATCCGCTGGGAAACCACGATTAACATAATTGATGCACGCCCGGATGGTGAGGCGCTCAAGATCAATGACCACCACAAGCCATACTATGCGCGGCTGTGGATGAAGAACAATCCAGCCCATGCAGGGCTTTTCAACACTAGATCAGTTGAGGGTGACAATGAGTGATCAGGCAAAGATCAACGCAGCAATTAATGCCGCCATGGGCCAAGTGCAGAAGCTGGCCAAGGGTGATCGCAACCAGCACGGCAACTATAGCTTTGCGTCTGTTGATGCGTTTTTGGATATGTGCCGCCCGATCTGCGCTGAACACGGGCTGCATCCGCAAGTTGATAGCGTAGGCACTGAAACATTTAGTGCAGGCAACGCAAAACTGTGGGCCAAATTTAGCTACAAGATTGGCATGGGCCATGTGTCAGGTGAAAAGACAGATCCTGTCGGCATGGATGTCATGCTGCCCCTGACTGGCGCACAGACCAGCGGCAGCGCCCAGTCCTATGCTGTAAAGCAATATCTGCGTGCGCTGTTGCTTATCTCAACAGGTGAGCGTGATGACCCTGACTTTCATCAGCCAGCACCAAGTGACGGCGTGGGCGCAAAAGAAGCAGCGCCTGCCGCTGATTACGATCTGGACGCGCTTGAAACCAAAACCAAATCATTCAAATCACTGACCGGCCTCAATGCTTGGATCGGTGAGATGAACCCAGTGCTGACTGCGATGCACAGGGCCAAGCCTGACGACTACAACCGCTTCTATGCTTTCTGGAAAAAACAAGAGAAGGACATCCAAAATGGCACAACCTGAATACAAAGCTGGCAAAATTCAGTTGGTGCGAGGCGTTGAGATTGACGACAATTTGAGCATCAGTTTTTGGTTCAACATCAGTGACCCTGATCTGAAGGCACGTCTGGACGCCTATTATCAAGCCACCAAGGACGATTTTAAGCAGCAGCCTGGTTTGGAGATACAGGTCAAGATCGGTGACACATTCCACCGCGTGGCCAGATCACGCCTGTGGCTGAACGACGGCGCACCACGGCAGCAAGCACCGGCACCGGCTCATGCACCGCCACCGCCACCACCGCCGCATACGAGCGTGCCTGATGCACCGCCACCACCACCTGGTTATGGGGCTGCAAAGAATGGCTACTAACGCACTACTGACGGTCAGGGAAGCGTGTGACGCCCTGTTTGGTGAAGGCTACAGTGAAGCCAGCCGGAAGCGCGTCAGACGCTGGATTAAGGATGGCCAGATAGCGGCCATTCAAGATGGTTCACGTTGGTTCATACCGCGTGCCGAAATTGTGAAATTAGGTGGGATTGATGAACAAACACAAAGCAGCATGGACGCCTGAAAAGCGTGCCGCGCAAAGTAAGGTTATGAAACGCATATGGGCAGCAAGACGCCAAGCGGTGAGCATTGAGCCGCCACCCAGAAACTGGGTGCAAAAGATTTGGGATGTGATGAGAGGGGCGCACTAGCGCCCCTTTTTTTTTATCCGAATATTGCATTGGCAGCGGCAGACCGCGCCTTTTCTTGCTTTGCCTCATTCTTTGAAAAATGGCCATATTGGCGGTAAGTGAATGACGGGTTGCTGTGGCCCATCAAGGCCGCAACCTCTGCCCAATCTTCACCCAAGGCCGACAACTGAACACTTGCAAAAAAGTGTCTCATGTCACCCCAGACCATGCGCTCAATACCGGCACGCTTTGATGCCCGTTCAATCAATTCACGCAGTGTCTTTTTTTGCTTTGGCAAACCAGCGGCTGTGGCGAACACCAGATCGTCATCGCTCGAATGGCGGCTTTGCATTTTTAATTCACGCAACGTTTGCATGGTTTCACTTGGCACAGGAATCGTGCGGAAACCGCGCTTCGTTTTTGGCTCACCAAGTTCACTGGTTTCTGTTTTGACAGCTTGTTCAACCCGAATCGCGCTTTCTTTAAAATCAACACAACGCCACGGCAGCGCACGCAGTTCACCTTGACGGATGCCAGACGACAACGCTGTCAGCACCATTGCACGGCTTGTCAATGTCTCACCAGTCAAGCCTTGTGCTACAAGTTGCTGGACAGTGTCGGGCTGAATCTTTGGCGCACGGTCTGCAATTTCTGTTGATAAGCCAAAAGACACTTTGTCCAGTGGGTTGGTATCAATCCACCCCCTTGCCTGGCAATAATTCAAAAACGCTTTTAATGCTTTGATGCGTTTTTCAGCCGTCGCTTTGCTTTTGTTTTCGCCTTTGATTGCCCGTTTAAAAGCCGCAGCCAAATCATCTTTGTTCGCTCTTGTAATCAGTTTGTCCAGCGCGTGCTTGCTAAACATCTTGCCATCAATGCGGATGGCTAACGCAAAATCCAAACCGCGCCTTATTTCTTTTAGATGCGACAATGCAATCTCTTGATCATCAACACGGCGCGTTTGTGATTCTAAGAATGCGGCAGCAGCGTCAGCGCAACTTTTGACTTTCACGGGCTGGGCGATCATGCCTGTAAGAAACTTGGCCTTTAGCATTTCCGCTTCTGCTAACGCCTCATCCTTTGTGGCAAAACTACCATACTTGTCGCTGCGACCCACGCGGCTTGCATTGATGCAATAGCAGTTGTTGTCGGCACGAAACCTAACTGGTAAATCCTTCATCAATTTGCTCCCGTTTTGATGTTTAACTAAGAGCAGTTTAACGGAAAAGGACAATCACTGCAAATAAAACTGGACTGAAACTGGACTGACACAAAAAAACAGCCCCCAGCCGGTTAAGGCCGAGAGCTTGTTTTTGATGCTATGCTTGGGTTTGGGGATGGCGGGAGTGACGGGACTCGAACCCGCGGCCTCCGGCGTGACAGGCCCGATTTTACTGGTTTTTGACCAACAAAATTGGCTGCTTCTGGGGCATTTTGGGAAATCTTGGCAGGGGCTGGTAGCCAGAAAACTGGACTGAAACTGGACTGGATTTATGCCCTAGCTTTGCGCCTGTTTGCAAAGGTTGCTACGTTAGTCGGCTTGCCACCAACGCCCTGCTTTTTAGACCGCTTGCGTGACACAGCAGACTTGATCTGTGACTTGCTCATGCGCCCTGCCTTTGCGGCTGGCACGCACTTGGGATAGCCGCGTTTGTTTTGCTCTGAAGAGGTGCGGCCACACTTCTTGTAGCCGCCACCGTTCTTTGGTGCGCTGATATCAACCCAGTCTTCTTTGAACCATTTGGTCAGGCTCATGACGGTTTCTTGCCGCTGTATTTGCCGCCGCGTTTTTTATACTCGCGGACAATCCAAGCTGATGAATATGCGCTGGGTGTTACCTTGAACTTACGTTTCGCCGCCGCCTTTACGCGCTTATAAAGTTCAGGGTTGGTCGGTGTCGGCCCACTGGTGACAACCTTCTTTTTGCGGGGTGCCATCAGTAAGACATACGCCTCGATGCACGACGGCGTGGCGCCATCTTCTTTTTGGCAGCCGCCCGTGTCGGGTTACGCTTCGGCATAATCTTCGGCTTTTTCATCATTCCTGGCATTGCTGTCACCTTCCTGTTTTACGCATCGCCGCCCGATGCGCTTCTCTGAATGTCTTGCCGCCGCGCATCAGCTTACGCATCTCTGTCATGTGCTTGGCTGTGTGATGGACGCCATGGCGCTTCAGCGCGGCTTGCTGCCGTGCCGTCAGTTTCTTCATCTTCATGGATTATCTCCGCGACTTTTTACCGGCGCACTTCCAGCGCTTGCGTGACAGGCGCAACGGGCTGTTTGGATTGCGTGCAGCCTTGGGGTGCTTCTTCATCTGACCGGCTGATCGGGCGCAGTAACTGTCGCCCTTTGATGTGCCAGGGCGCACCCGTGGGCCACCACCCTTCGCCTTGCCAGCTTGGCCATAGCTGACCCGCTTGCCGGTGGCAGTGACCTTGACCTTGGCCTTGCCCTTGGCTGGCGCTTTCCTAGCCATCAAGCAGACCCTTGCGATAACCGTTCTTGCGGTCATAGGTCAGCAACTCTTTGCGCGGCTCATGCACATAAGAGCAATGAATCCAGCCGGTGTTGCCGCCGGTGTAGCACTCAAGAATCAATTGATCGAACTCACAGTTGTCAGCAACCCATTGCGCGACTTCCATGTTGCTCACCCCCGGCACCTCAAAGTCAGCCGCCTGACCTTTAGCGTGTTGGCTTGTAGGCTTTGACCCAATCGCCATGCACAACTCTGGGCAACGATACCCGCTGGTCACTGTGACCGGCCTGTCAAAGTGATCCCGTACCGGCTGCAAGACGGCCTCACAGAGCCTTTCTAAATGTTCAACCTGAGAAGGGTGCGGAGTGTTGTCGATGCCCTTACGCAAAGCCGTCTGGCTTTTTGTCATCTCAACCAAGCTAAAGTTCTTCGACAGCTTCATTTCTTCGCCTTGACCTTGCCGACAACGCCTTCAAGCATCCCGCCCCCAAAATAAAACGCGAGAATGGTCAGCATCGCCTCGCCCACATAAAAGTCATCAATGACTTGTTTCACGTCTGGGATGTTGGCTTTGCCCATCAGGGTCATCACTAAAACCAGCGCGAATGACGACAGAAACGTGGCTGTGAACATAAGGGCAAGATACCGCTGGGCCACCTTAAAGGGTGCATATGCGGCCATCGTGTCTATCTTGGCCTGCGCTTTGACTCGCTCCATTTCTTCATCAGAACTATGGACATCATCTATCAGATCCATGCCCTTTTTGATCACATCCCCGTTGCCCAAGATGCTTGCCAAAACTCCCAGCATTATTTCTTATCCCCCATTTGCGTGAAGCCCATGTAAGCGCCCACCACCCCACTAAGTGAGAGGTACAGCAACGGGCTAATTTCTTTGAGTAGGGCTATTCGGGCGTCTGGTATGAACGGCATGAACAGCAGAACGGTGTAAACGCCCATGCCCATCAATGCGAACCTGGCTAGGCGTAGCTGCGCCAGGTGCTTGCGGCTCTTGTCTTCGGTTTCACGGATTTCACGGGCGCGTTCAATCTCTGCGTCTGTGACCACGCCATCATTGTCTAGGTCATAGCGCTCAAACTCGCTCGACCTCTCCAGCTTTTTTTGGCCCACGGTTTATCTGTTCATTAGCGCATCAGCCAAACGCTGGTTCAAATCTGTACCGGCAAGCACTGGCACAGCGGCTCTGGCAGCAGACGGCCCCGCGCCTACAACGGTGCGCAACGCCGGTACTATTGGCCTAGAATATGCCATTGGCCCACCTATGAGATTCGCCCCTAAAAGGCCAGCAGCATAAGGCGCAAGCGACGGGTCATAAAGACTTGTACCAATGCCGCCACCAGTCATCAAATTGGCTGATCCAAGGCGACTTGCAGTGCCGCTATCAGGCACACGGCTACCGATCAAATCTTCCATCTCGCGGCCAAAACGCTGCATACGCGCTTGACCTCGTGCAAATCTGCGTCGTTGACTGCGCGGCCCTGCCCTAGCGGCAGTCATCACATCTGTCGGCGTAAACATTTCGTTTTTGACAGTGCGTGCTGACGCATTTTCTATCACAACAAAATTGCCATAGGCCTGGTCGATTTTTGCCAGCTTTGCAGCGTTTGTCGGGTTTTCTTTCCGAACCGAATCCATTAAAGCGCCACGCACCGCATCTAATTCATCAGCTAGCCTGAGTGTATCGCGTGTTGGATTAGCAGTCCGTAGCCTTAAAATGTCTTCGCGCAAAAATCTCTGCGCTTCCTTTATTTTGTTCCCTGACAAACCACCGTTTTGTATCTGGCTTGTAATGTGTTTTTTAACTGCGATTGACAACTGTTTTTGTAAGTCCTCGTCAGCATTTTTGAGTATAGTTGTTACATTACCCGACAATTCCCCTACATCATCAATTTTTAATTTAGGCAACAAACGTCCATATTCGGTTTGCAAGGTTTGATGCGCTTTGTCTATTAACTTAACCCCATCTAAATTACCAAAACGGCCTTTCAAACGCTTACGTGGTATGTCAAGAGGATCAAGCGCTTCAAGAACGGCTGCACGATTGAATCCAACTTGTGACCGTCTCAACGCCGCTTCAATTGCATCACCAATGCCATAAACAGTGCGGCCAGCAGATTCCTCCAGTCGGCGAAACGCTGCGCCAGCGACGTTGGATTCGCCAACAGCTTGGCCTGGTGTCAGCGGCACCCCTTGTCGGATGGCCTTTTTCGCTGTGTCTGTGATTGCAGGCAACGCCGTGCGTGCTACACGGTCTACGATTGGCCCCGCAACGGTGCCGATTGCTCCCGCAGTAGCTGCGTCATCAAGACGTTCTGCTGGTGTGCCTTCTGCCGCGCCTGCCCCGTACAAAGCACTTTGCGCACCTGATGCTGCTGCTGCTTGTGCCGCTTGCTGGGCTCTTCTGCCACCGCCTAAAGCGCGCACACCTTGCGTAATTCTAGCACCAGTTGCTACCAAAGCGGCCTGACCGCCTGGAACCAATGTTGCAACAATGGTTGGAACAATTGCGCCAGCTATTTCTGACGTTAAGGCACTGCCAGGATTTTGTTGCCTGAATTGCTCAAGTGATGCCCTAGCGTCTTTCAAATTTTCTGCATAGGTTTTTTCTGGCGAAACAACCTTGCGAATCGCTGCTTCTATTTCATCGCCGAAACCGAAAGTTGCACCTTGGAAAGCAGACTCTGCAAGGCCGCCAAAGTAATTTACACGATCTGGACTTGCTTGTGTTTCTTGCTGCTCAACAAAACTCCGCAGATTATCTTTTGCTTGGGTCATTGCATCAACTCCTGTCTGCGATTGTCCAAAAGTTCTGCCTCTTCATCAGTTAGTTTATCTATGCCACCATAGATATTAATGAAGGCTGGTATGTCCCCCAATCTAATTTGCGGCAGTATCAGTTCAAAAACGAAAGAGTCGTTTCTACGGATTTGGTTTTTATAGTCCTCAAAGGAGTCGTATTTTTTGCCGTCTAAAGAACCTGACCCCAAGCCATCATTTTTCTCATAATAGCGTCTAGCCTCTGATGCAATAAATCGCACCTTGGCGGCAGATGCCAATTGCTGCAATCCAATCATTCGGTTGGCTTGTGGTGTGTTTCCAAAATTTAGAGTGGCTCTTTCAGCGACGCCTAATTCTCTGTTGGAAAGTGCGCCCTTTAGTATCTGCGTCATTTCCAGACTTAGCTTGCTAAAAGCAGATAGCAGATTTTGTTTGTTATTGATTGATGCGATATCAATCCCAAGGTCTTTTTCTGGGTCAAACCCAAAAAGTCGTCCTGTAGCAACTACGGCATTTTTGATTGCAAGTTCTGTCTGTCCACCTGGGCCGGTAAAATCATCGTCATCAACTCTGTCGTAAATATCTAAAATTTGGTTGATTGTCTCAACTTGCGCATTGAAATTGTTTGACTCTTCGCGCAGTTCACCTAGTTGAGAAACATCTGCTTCTGCCAGTTTTGTTCGGGCAGCAACTGATACTCTGTCATCGCCCAAGTTTACGTTTACGCCGCCACCTCCAGTTTTTACTCGTTTGTTAGTTGCGGTGTTAATTTGATAGTCTGCGGCCTCATCTGCTGTCAGCCCATATTTATCAATTTCAGCCGTTGTCAAATCTCTAAAATTATCAAGCGGTTT